AATATTTCTGCTTCAAGTATGACACTAATTGGTGATAGTGGTACAATTGGTGGTGATGAGATTGTTCTTTATAGTAAGACCGGACATATTGATCGTGTCAATAGTACATCATTTCATGGAACTGCGATGTATGCAACAACTTTCCATGGTGATCTGAATGGGAAAGCTACAGAGGCAGGTAAAGCTGGTACAGCAGGTGCATTAGGGGCTAGTGGATCATCTGGAACAACAAACTCTACTACTGGAACAAATAAGACAACTGTTAGACCAGATAACACTCTCATAACGGATTATCTAAATAGATCATCAAAGGGTATAAGGGAAGTCAATATTGATCCTGGTGACGTGTTAGCTAAATCAATCGATAGATCAGATGAAACAGGCGGAATTTCTACAAGAAAGCTGACAACTGCAGAAGTAAGGTCTAAATTAAGAGATCCAAAAACTGTCGCAAATGCAAAGTTCATTTCTTCTTCAATAGCACAAGGAGTGCTCAATCCAAATTATATTCTCGCTGTGCCTGAAGAGATCGGAAGAATAGTTGGACCTGAACCGGCTGTTGGAAGAAATTCAAGGACTATTGGTAATAACGATATAAAGAAATCGAGAGGATTCATTAAGTCATGACAATTTATACTCCGGATCCGATTTATAATCCAGAATTTCAAGAGACAATTAATGGTAGAACTAAATTGGCAGCTGGTATCACAGTGTCTAAATTCTTAGGTGGTTACGGAGATCAGTTTACATTAAACCATATTGGAACAAGAGAAGACAGACTCAATATTGTTAAGCAACTTTATATGCACGCACAAGCTATGAGAATTGTTGCCACTGATGAGGGACAGTTCGCGGATCTGAGACTCATTGTAGCTGAAGGCTGGTACAGAGCTGGTCCAAATGAAGAACTCGATAGAGGAAGTGTTAACTATCTCATGACAAGAGGTCAAGCCGTTGTGTATGAGTTAGTTGATGAAGACGGAAATATTGACTTAAATAAAACATTTGATCTCGCAGTATACTGGAAAGACAACCTTAAATTTCAAAAGTTAATATTAGATTATGACATTTACGAACCTGATGGTTCACTTAATGCTCAAATCATTCTTATCATGCCTGAAATTGTTTCGCCATGGGAAGTAAAATATACAAATCTTATCGAAACGAGATTCAATAATTATGTTCAAGGACAAGAACTCATTGAAGTGAAAGAAAGAAAGCAACCTAAAGCGCAAATATACTAAAAAACTTTAATAAATAGAAACATGGTTTCAAGAGCTTTTTCAATTGAAGACGGCAATCTTAATAGCGCATCTATTAATGTTGGCCGTAAGAAAAAATATTCAGACATCGATCTGACCTTCGCAAGAAGGCCAGATAATGATGTCTATAAAAAGACAGACGCAGCTGCTGTAAAGCAATCTGTGAAGAATATTCTTATGACTAATTACGCCGAACGACCATTTATGCCGGAGTTTGGTGCAAACCTAAATGATTTTTTATTCAACCTCGATACAGAGTTTGATGATGATCTACTTGAAGAGTCTATTATTAGAGCAATTGAGGATTATGAACCAAGAGCGGTGGTTCTTAACGTTAAAGTAACTACAAAGCCAGATTTTAATAGTGTTACAGCAACAGTTACTTTTAGAGTGTTAAGCACAAATGAAGTATTATCAGTCAATCTGGATTTAACGAGGTTAAGATAAATGGCTACTACAATTAGATCATCTGAACTGGATTTTGATACTATCAAGACGCGGTTGAAGACGTATTTTCAGCGACAAGCTGAGTTTGCTGATTATGATTTTGACGGTGCCGGTTTAAGTAACATCCTCGATGTTCTCGCTTACAACACACATGTAAACGGTCTTACAGCAAACTTTGCGATCAATGAATCATTTTTAAATACGGCTCAATTAAGATCTTCAATCGTCTCTCACGCTGAGACTCTTGGATACGTTCCTCGCTCGTACACCTCAGCGCGAGCAAAATTAAACTTATCAATTACTATTTCAGCTGCAAACAGACCATCAACAGTAACACTTCCACGAGGAAGTTCATTTACAACTACAGTTGCAGGATCTACGTACACATTTAGAACACTTGAATCTTACACTGGAACTGACGACGGGTCAGGCAATTACGTATTTAAAACTGAGACTTCAAGCTTAGATATTCCAGTATACGAAGGAGTTGAAAAGACAAAGACATATTATATTGGTCAAACAGAAGACTTGCAAGTATATGTTATTCCAGATATTACAGCAGACACTAACTCATTATACGTAAGAGTTTACGAATCTTCAGGTAGTAGCTCATTTGTGACGTACGAGAACTTAAAGTTAGCCAATCGAATCACGACTGATTCAAAATATTATCAAGTAAAAGAAGTTCCAAATGGATACTACGAGGTTCTGTTTGGTGATGGTAGCACAACTGGTAAGCGTCCAACTGCTGGTGAAAAATTAGTTATCACTTATTTGTCGACAGTTGGGCCTGAAGCAAATGGGGCTACTGCATTTACTGCTTCAAATGATATTACAGTAGACGGTACAGACTATGCGTTAACAGTCGATCTAGCTAATGCTTCTGCAGGTGGAGCGTATAAAGAAGGCATTGAATCAATTAGACAAAACGCGCCACTCCTTTTTGCTTCACAACAGAGACTAGTTACTGCCGATGACTATAAAGCACAAATCCTTTCGAACTATAATGCTTATATTGATGACGTTATCTCTTGGGGTGGAAATGATAACGTGCCAGTTACATTTGGAAAAGTGTTTGTAGCAATTAAATTTAAAAGTGGTATTGATGAAGACTTGCAAGAAGAAGTGAAGACAAACATTGTTAATGATTTATCTAATAACTTTGCGATTATGTCAATTGATACAGAATTTGTCTCATCGACTACAACGTTCCTTGAGCTTGAAATATTCTTTAACTTTAATCCTGATCTTACAACATCTACTCCAAGAGGAACTGAAAACACGGTATTTGAAACTGTTCAAACGTATTTTTCAAATAATCTTGATAAGTTTGGAAAAGTATTTAGAAGATCTCAAATATTAGCAGAGATCGATGATTTGGATGAGGCTATTCTTAACTCTCGAATGAATGTTAAACTACAACAAAGAATTACACCGATCACCGGCACTTCTTTGTCATATACCATTAATTTTCCAGCTACACTGGCTCAGCCAGATGACGTCAATAGAATTGTCACGACTGGTAGATTTGAATTCAGTGGTAGAACCTGTTTTATTCGGAATAAACTACTTTCTAAAAAATTAGAAATGGTTAACATTGACGGTGATGTTGTGGTTGATAATATCGGAGAATATGAACCTGGAGAAGGTAAGGTATTGCTTCAAGGATTTAATCCAGTTTCAATTGAGGGTGGATCCACTCTTAAAGTATCAGCAGTGCCAAGCAATCAATCAACAGTTAGACCTCTAAGAAATTACATTCTTAATCTAGACACCGATATATCATTTGCTCAATCGCAAATCGATTATCAACAAACGGAATTAACACTGTAAGATGAGTCATGTTCGTAGAGATTTAGGGCGAAGAGACCCCACGGTATTTGCTTCAAAAGTAAAGGAAGTATTGCCTGAATATTTTGGGGTAGAGCATCCTAAACTTATTGAGTTTTTAGAACAGTACTATCATTTTCTTGATTCAGATCATGCATTTGGTGATGAGATTCATGAACTATTTAAGACGAAAGATGCTACTGAAATACACGATGAACACCTAAACTATATGATTCAACAACTTGCGCCTGGTCTTAAGACTGGTGACTTGTTTCTCGATCCAAGATTTTCTGTAAGAAGATTCGGTGATTATTATAGAACAAAGGGTTCAAAGTGGTCGATCGAAGAATTCTTTCGAGCGCTATTTCAACAAGAGGTAGAGGTCGAATATCCAAAGAAAGATATTTTTACTGTAGGAAGAGACGCTATTGGATATGACTCTCAAAAGTATATTCAGAACTATGCGAGATATCAGATCTTCTCTATTCTCATTAAAGTCGGTTTAGGTGTTCCAACATATAGAGAACTGTATAAACAGTTTGTTCATCCAGCTGGATTTTATTTCGAGGGTATTGTTGCTCTTGAAGGTGAAGCTGATCTCGGTGTCGACACGATGCCAATTTCTATTCCAGATTCTGCGTTTACTTCAATTATCTCGGAAGCATCTATAGAACAAGGGCTCTTTACTTCATTAACAGGACTTGCGGATTCAACCATGGGTGGACAAATTAGATATAATATCAATCAACTGGTTGATCTTTATGACAGTGTCGCGGCCTCAACAATTGGTTCTTACTACTCAAATATTGCTGAATTCATTACACCGAATTCATTCACTATGGACGACAGTGCAGACTCAATTGGACCGAGAATGTCACTTACATTTGAAACATTGGATAACAATATGTTTACTCGGTATACGAGTGATTCATCTTACT